GCCAAAGTATGCGTCAATCGGACCTGTGTATACAACCTTGTCAGCAAGAGCATCAAGCTCAGCCTTGTGCTCAAGGTAGTCGGTATTTAGTCTGACCTCAATGCCGTCGAGCAGATTCTCAACCATCTTGGTGTATCCACCGATTGGAATACCCTGATAAAGAGCATTGAAGTAATTGTTGTCAAAGGTAAGTCTAACAGGAAGACGCTTTATGATGAAAGCCGGAAGCTCCTTACAATCACGACCCCACTGCTTCTCAGTGTAGCCCTTCACGAGCTTCTCATAGATATCACGTCCAACGAGTGAAATAGCCTGCTCCTCGAGATTTTTAGGCTCACCGGTTATTTCCTTTTTCTGCTCCTCAATCTTTGCAGCAGCCTCCTCTGGTGTCACCACACCCCACATCTTGTTGAAGGTGTACATATTGAAAGGCATTGAGTACAGCTCCCCCTTGTAGTTGGCTACAGGGCTGTTTGTGAAGCGGTTGAACTCAGCAAACTGTGTGATGTAGTTCCAGACCCTCTTGTCATTGGTGTGGAATATGTGGGCTCCGTACATGTGTACATTGATGCCCTCCTGCTTCTCTGTGTAGACATTTCCTGCTATGTTAGGACGCTTGTCTACAACAAGCACTGATTTGCCCTTGGCCTTTGCCTCGTGGGCGAAGATGGCTCCGTAGAGACCGGAACCTACTACTATATAATCGTATTTCATTGTTTTCTCCTTGTTGCATAGTGATATTATAATTATAAGTACATTTTCCGGAAAAACAAGCAGAAACAATGAAAATAAGTAAATATTAATAAATCCTGTATTAGAAAATTATGATATACTTAGATATAGGAAGTTCAAAAGTAAGAAAATGAGAGGAAAAGCAACGATGAAACTACCCGGCTACTACTCCTCAGGAGAATTTGCAAAAAAAGCACATATTACAAAAAAGACCGTCAGGTACTATGACGAGCACAATATTTTAAAACCATCCTACGTAAACGAAAACGGAGCCAGATTCTATAATGATGACGACTTTGCGCGTCTACAGCAGATACTGTTCCTCAAATATCTGGGCTTTTCCCTGGATGATATCAAGGAGATGACACTCAGAAACACGGACAGCAATGTCATGTCTGAGTCGCTTCACATGCAGCTTGGTCTCGTGGAGGAGAGGATAGAGCAGATGAAGCTTATGAAATCAGCACTGCAGGAGGCTTCAGAGGTAATAGACGAGGGGCGAAGCGTGGACTGGAGTCATATGCTGGAGCTGGTTAATATAAACGAGATGGAGCAAAAGCTAAAGCAGCAGTACAGGGATGCTTCAAATATATCAGCCAGAATCAATCTGCACAGGGATTTCTCGATGAATCCGGTGAGCTGGTTTAGCTGGGTATTTGATGAGTGCAGCTTTTTTGAGGGGGAAAAGGTGCTTGAGGTGGGCTGTGGTGATGCCTCTCTCTGGACACAGAACATAGACAGGATACCGGCAGATATGCAGATAACCCTGACTGATATATCGTATGGCATGGTAAGGGATGCGACGAGAAATGTAGGTGCAGACGACAAGCGCTTCACATATGAGGTGATGGATGCCCACAGGCTGTATAAGCCGGATGCATCGTATGACTGCGTGATAGCAGACCATGTACTGTTCTATTGTGACAATCTGGATGCCGTGTGCAGTGAAATCCAAAGGGTGCTAAAGCCCGGTGGCGTGTTTGTGTGCAGTACATACAGCTCACGGCATATGAAGGAAATAAACGACCTGGTACAGGAGTTTGATGACCGCATAGAGCTGTCAGCGGAAAGGCTGTATGAGCAATTCGGTAAAGAAAATGGTGAGGCAATACTTGGAAAATACTTTGGTGATGTAAGCTGGCATGGGTACGAGGATGAGCTTGTGGTAGAAAAAGCAGAGCCTGTGATAGAGTATGTGCTTTCGTGCCACGGCAACCAGAACAGGTATATTGTGGACCGCTATAAGGAATTTGCGGCATTTGTCAGAAAGAAGACAGAGGGAGGGTTCCATATCACAAAGGATGCAGGTGTATTTATTGCACGAAAATGATTTAAAAACAGGATATTATAAGCATATATTTTGTGAAAAATGCTAAAAATATAAAAAAGTACTTGAAGGTGCCCTTGGGGCACCTTTTATAATGCAGGTAAATGATGAATCAGGTCAGTGGATTCTACAGACCGAAAGCATCAAATGCAGCACGTAGTTTCAGTTTGAAGGAGAACAACATGAAAGGTATTATATTAGCGGGAGGTTCAGGCACACGTCTTTACCCACTCACAATGGTAACATCAAAGCAGTTACTTCCAATTTATGACAAGCCAATGATCTACTATCCTATGTCAGTGCTTATGAATGCCGGCATCAGAGATATCCTGATCATTTCAACACCACAGGATACACCAAGATTCAAGGAGCTCTTAGGAGACGGACATCAGTTTGGTGTCAACCTCACCTACGAGGTACAGCCAAGCCCGGACGGACTTGCACAGGCATTCGTTATCGGTGAGAAATTCATCGGGGATGACACAGTAGCCATGGTTCTCGGAGACAACATCTTCGCAGGACACGGACTCAACAAGAGACTCAAGGCCGCAGTTGAAAATGCCAAGAGCGGTAAGGGCGCCACAGTATTCGGCTACTATGTAGATGACCCTGAGAGATTCGGTATTGTAGAGTTTGATAAGGAAGGAAAGGCTATTTCAATCGAGGAAAAACCTGAGCATCCAAAGAGCAATTACTGTGTCACAGGTCTTTACTTCTACGATAACAATGTAGTAGAGTATGCAAAGAACCTTAAGCCATCAGCCAGAGGAGAGCTTGAGATAACAGACTTAAACAGAATCTATCTTGAGAAAAAAGCCCTCAATGTAGAGCTTTTGGGACAGGGCTTCACATGGCTTGACACAGGAACACATGAGAGCCTTGTAGATGCTACAAACTTTGTCAAGACAGTTGAGACACATCAGCACCGTAAGATAGCATGTCTTGAGGAAATCGCTTACTTAAACGGCTGGATTACAAAGGATGAAGTATTAAAGACATATGAGCTCGTAAAGAAGAACCAGTACGGACAGTACTTAAAGGACGTACTTGATGGAAAATACCGCGAGCAGTTATATTAAGGAGGAAATCAAAATGACAATTATCGTAACAGGTGGAGCAGGATTTATCGGAAGCAACTTCGTATTTCACATGCTTAACAAATATCCGGATTACCGTATCGTATGCTTAGACTGTCTCACATATGCAGGAAATCTCTCAACACTTGAGCCTGTAATGGACAATCCAAACTTCCGTTTCGTAAAGGAGAGCATCACAGACCGTGACGCTGTATACAAATTATTTGAGGAAGAGCATCCTGATATGGTTGTAAACTTCGCAGCAGAGTCACACGTTGACCGTTCAATCGAAAACCCACAGGTATTCCTTGATACAAATATCATCGGAACATCAGTACTTATGGACGCATGCCGCAAGTATGGTATTAAAAGATATCACCAGGTATCAACAGATGAGGTATACGGAGATCTGCCACTTGACCGCCCTGACCTTTTCTTCCATGAGGATACACCAATCCATACATCAAGCCCATATTCATCATCAAAGGCAGCAGCAGACTTACTCGTGCTTGCTTACCACCGCACATATGGACTTCCTGTAACAATCAGCCGTTGCTCAAACAACTACGGACCATACCATTTCCCGGAGAAGCTTATCCCACTTATGATTGCAAATGCGCTTAATGACAAGCCACTCCCGGTATACGGAACAGGCGAGAACGTGCGTGACTGGCTCTATGTAGAGGATCACTGCAAGGCAATCGACCTTATCATCCACAACGGACGTGTAGGAGAGGTTTACAACGTAGGTGGACACAATGAGAAGACAAACCTTGAAATCGTAAAGATTATCTGTAAGGAGCTCAATAAGCCGGAGAGCCTTATCACATTCGTAGGAGACCGTAAGGGCCATGATATGCGTTACGCAATCGACCCAACAAAGATCCACAATGAGCTCGGATGGCTTCCAGAGACCAAGTTTGAGGACGGCATCAAGAAGACAATCAAATGGTACCTTGACAACCGTGAGTGGTGGGAGACGATCATCAGCGGAGAGTACCAGAACTATTACGAGAAGATGTACGCGAATAGATAGTTATTATCGTTTGTCTGGTGGTTTTGCGCATATATGGTGATGTTAGTCACGATAATAATTAAGTATAAAGGAGACCCCCAAAAAAAATGAAAAT